ATGGTTTTTTCCATACCGATTATAATACTCGTCACATAATGCAACGCCATGCTCAAACAACCATCTAGTATTTTCTATGGTTTCGTTTGCCCAGATAGTGCATGGATGATTACGGAATGCTCCTTTCTCCGTAGCATAGGGTGTGCCGTCTTTCTTAGGTAGTGTGCCATACCCATGTCCCCACTTGTCTGAGGCGATTATAGAGAGCATCTGGCAGGTCTCCAGGGGCATCTTGACAATATGCTTGTCAGGTAGAACCTGTGCCGACTTGACTGGACTTTCATTTGTGACGAAAATGTTCATACTAAAAGTTTACTAAAGCTGATTGCTAGGAGGAACATAAGCATTATAACCACATCCCATGATTTTGTCAGTACAAAATATGGTACTGAAATCGTATCTGCAACAAAATGTAATGCAACTCCAAGAGTTGTATTAATGTGAAGAACAACAAAATAGGCAGTAATCACTAGGATACTACCAGTTATTCTCATCGGGACAATGATGTTCATTTTTTAGATTTTAACCAACAAGGTTTGCATAACGAATTTACCCAACTGCCATCAGGTGCTTGGTGTCCAACTTGAGGTGTTTCATTCGCTGGAACCATCTTACCACACTCAGAGCACTTTGTCTCCCACATCTTCATAATGTTCGCTCTAATCTATTTGTTGCTTGATCTGGAAAATCTCTAGGACGACTATCTAAGGAATTATCAGTTTTAGGAGAACCTTCGTTCGCCTTCATAGTATGCTGATAATTTGGTCTTGGATATCTGATACAGAATGGATCAGGCATCCAGTATGTTACCTGCCATTCCTGTTCAGGACATAACTCAAGATGCTTCTCTACACTATGAGAGAAAATACCAATTTGAATGTATCCATCATGACTAAGACATCTACCATTACCAATGTCAACTAGGAATAGCATCTTACTACTCATAGCAGTTCTTGCTCTGGATTAAGATTTTCAACAAATTGGATAGGATCCTTTTCTGACTTGTGTACCCAATGATAACGCATCATCTCGAAAATAGGATCCCATGTGGGGACACAGACATAATCCTTCATTTGCGTTTCTTTCTAGGTTTCCTCTTGGTGGTATGCTTCTTAACTAACTTGTTTAATTGTTCTGCATTCAACTTGTTAAGTTGTGCATTGACATACTTTATCAATTTCTCTTTACATTCTGTTTTAGTCACGTTGTCTCCAATCACTAGGTTTATCTTGCTGAAACCAATCCTTAATATCATCAGCATCAGTGAATCCCTTTCTATGGTTGGATGGATCGGGATCTCCTAAACCCATCCTATTCAGAAAATCGTCTGTGCTTCCTTCTTGAATATCTTGTGCTGCTTGCCGTCTTGCCATCTTTAACATCTCATTAGCAGATGTATTTGCTTTTGCAAGTTTCTGTGCCCAGATCATATCATCTAGTTTTACATCTTCACCATTAGCAATACATTTACAGATAAACTCCAGTCGTAGACGGTATTGTGTAGACAGCATAAATCTAAATCACATCTTGATTATTTATCATCGACCCTTTTGACCAATTTTTTGCAGAGATTTTTTATCCGACTTTTTTGAAACTAAAAGGTCGATTTCGTTTTGGCAAAAAAAGGGGATCTTTTTTTAGACCCCCCCCTTTATATTACATCTCTTCGTTAGCAAGAGAGTCGAAGTAACTATAGTTGTCCTCATCCTTTTTAAGGAAAGGAGAACTTGACGTGATATCTGGATCATTAAATCCAGAGTTCAATGTACTCAGTTCTTCTTTCATAGAAGCAGGAACAGGCATCACTTCACGCTCTTCATCACGAACTTCTGCAGCAACACGGGCACCGCCAAGCACCATCCCAAGACGGGTCTTCAGTTCATCATATGACTTGAAGTTACTAGCACCAGTGAACTCATTTAGATCATACATTTTGTTGTAGATCTCTTCCAATTGCTCGTCTTCAAAACGACCAAGTGTTGAAGGGTTACCGAAGGCAGAAGCATCATAGTTCCAGAAACCTGCAACCTTCTTGATGCGAAGATTGAAGTCAGCACCTTGCCAAAGATCAAAAGGATTGACTGGTTCTTGACCCTTAAATTCAGGTTGCATAGATGCAATGATCTTGTCATGAATCTTCTTACCATACTTATAGAGGAAGACCTGACCTTCGTTCTGAGGGTTAGCAGGATCATCAATAACATAGATGTTGCTGTAGTAAGACAGTTTACGCTTCTGCTTACGTGCAACTTCCTTATCGCTATCAAGACCGCTGTTCCACAACAGACGATTTGCCTCACTTACAGGATCTTGTTGTCCAAGAGTAGTAAGGGAGTTCTCAATGTACCATCCACCAGGACCTTGGAAAGCATGACTCCATACTTTTGCCCAAGGCATATCAGAACCTTCGCTAGGAGGTAGGAATCGAATGATAGCACTACCTACACCATCTTTACCCATGGTAGGTTTCCAGAGTCGCTCATCGACATAACCTGAAACACCTTCTACCTTATTAATTTCTTTATTAAGCTTCTCTAGAAGAGAACCTTGTGTTTTAAGTGATCTGAAAGACATTTGTATTCTCCGTATTGTTTGGATTGTGTCGTATTGACTGGATTATCATAGCATAGTCACTAGTCATTGTCAAGGAACTGGGAACGCAAGTTCTGAATAGACGAGCGACCTAGTTTAAAAATCTCAGGTCCAATCTCCGTGGTGGGCATCCCCATCCTCTTTGCTTGGGTTCTGAAATTTTCCTTTACTGTCTGACTATCTTCGTCATTGGAAAGATTCACTCTTGTATATAGGATCTCCTGCATATCAATTAATCTTTCCATTTTCTTAAGAAGTTGTTCCTTCTCATCATCTGATTGCATTTGTATTAGAGGCAGTGACATATAAATTTCTTTATATAATTCATGCATTGACTCTACTTCTTTGCGAACAATCTCTGATGAGAATAAATTCTTGTCATTCATAGTTTCTGTAGTACCATTTGCTTAATTCGTGTTGGATCCTCCTCAATAAAAGGATCATACTTATGTAGAAGAAACGATAACTGCTTCCAGATAACATCATCCTTCAATAAGTTATCATACCTACTAACAAAATCAGTAATTTTGTTTAGCATAATGAGGGTTTCCAACATCACCCTACCACCAAGATATGATTTCAGTAATTGAGAATGTCCCCTACTACATTTGAATACCTCATTAAAATTTGTTGAAAGAGTAGAAAGATTTTCAATATCCTGCCCAAACAAATAAGTAATACTCTGCATCTTTCTCTTCCACTCCATATAATTCTTGTCATTCATCTGAAGGACATGAAAATTAGAGTTGACTAGAAAATTAGATACAAAGTATTGTTCTAGTTCTTCTGCTGTATATTTTCTGGAGAGTTTCTCAAAAAAGTAAACATCATTCCTCTCCATAAATTTTTCTTGAGATACTTTAATACTTCCTTGGTAGTGAAAGTAATCATATGTTTTACGACTGAAGTGTGTCTTCAGTGCAACATAAATTTGATAAACCTCAAAAGGGTACATAATTAAATAGGTAGAACACCTCTGGTTGTTTTTTTAATGTAGTTAAGACGAGTTGCCTCTGCCTTAATCTTTTCTTTCAGTGAGGGTGCAATCAATTTTACAACTGATTCAATCTCAAGGTCTTTTGAATCACAAAAATCAACAATAGCATCAATGTAATTTAATGTCTTGTTACTATCTTTGACAATGTTTTCAATAGTCATTGAAAACTTGTTCTTGTCCATAAAGTTCTCGTCAATAAGTTCATTAATGTTTTTGTTTTTAGTGGGCATCTTTGTACTCTGCAATGTAATCTTTTAGCAGAGGAACATAATCTTCAGGATCTTTAACAAAAATTTGTGTGTCCCCTGTTTGGCATGTGATTAAAGTAACGATCTGATCGACCTTGATACCGGATCGTTCCTCATACATCTTAGCATACCCTGTCTCTTGAACAAAATAACTTTCAATCCAAGATTCTTTCTTTTCTTTACCAGAAGTTTTAAAATCTATAATTGAAAGTTTGTTGTCAAACTCAGCAATGCAATCAACCCTGCCAGCGATCCCAAACTCATGACTATAGAGAGGTGCCTCTTGGAAATGAATGTTGTTGATTCTACTGAGCATGGACTTTGCTTGATTGAATAGTATCAAAGCAAGATAGTCGTTTTTATACTTATCTAAACTAAGATCATTGTTTAGATAATCTTCGACAATACTATGTAGTTTTGTCCCAACATTTGCTGCACGGGATGAGATTTTATTTGCTTCCTCATTCCCTACTCTCTTCCTCCATTCTGCAATTGACTTGCGTTTACGATAGGAACAGATAGTAGACATAGATGTATACTGACTATCACCTACAGCATAAAATCTCTTTCCACTAGGAGCAGTAGTCGCCTTGATGTCCTCAAGGAGGACACCCATATTAACATGATTAAACATTAAGCAAACCCAAGGTGCATTTTACTGATGATGTAACTCTTAATGAGTCCACTTCTTACGATGTCATTGACATCAAATTCAATACTTTCAAACTCATCCATAACCTCAAGAATTTTCATGAAGTCAAGGATACCATTCTTCTCATTCGTTTTGATAAGATCAGTTTGAAGAGCATCACCTGCAAAAATAATCTTACAGTTCTGTCCAACACGTGTAATAATTGAATCTAATTCATGGAAGTTTAGATTCTGACATTCATCAACAATGACAATAGAATTGTCTAGTGTAGTACCACGAAGGAATGAAGTAGACCAGAACGAAATAGTTTCCTGTGCTTTCAGATTGTCATACAACATGTTATATGCTGGATCATCAGGCATCTTGAACATATGCTCAACCATATTCTTATATGGAATCTGATACAAATTTGACTTGTCATCATGATCTCCAGGGAGGAAACCAATCTCTCTTGTAGGTACAAGAGATCTAACTAAGTACAGTTTCTCATATGATGAAGTGCCAGTCAAGATTTCTCTCAATGCTAAGTACATAGCAACAAAAGTTTTACCTGTACCGGCACATCCATAAAGAAACAAATGCTTTCCTGCATCGTAAGCATCAAATGCTTTAATTTGATTATCAGTAAGAGGTTCAACCTCTCTCAGATGCTCAATATTGATTGGTTTCTTACGTCTCATTTGCTTTGGAGTGCTGTTAGCAAAATCGAACTGGGTGTCCTTTCTTCTTCTTGGCATAAACTTTAATGAGTGTCGATGTTAGATCTAATGTTTGCTTTTTTAATTGACTTCAGAACATCCCTAAACCCGTCAGGAACTTTATTCTTGACGCCAGCATCAGCAACAACACCAGGAAATGAATCATGATACTGTTCAAGATGGGGATTATCCAGTTTATATTTATCGAGAACCGTAAAACTCATACGAGTTTCAGTGATCTCTCCAGTGTCTTTATTCCTGAACTGGTACGTCGGCATCGCCTTCCCCCTCCTTTTGTTTATTGAACCCAAATGGACCCGCTGACTTTTCTTCTAGTGCTGCCTTCAATGCAACACCACCGATTGCTTCCATACATTTAAGAATGTCTTCGGTCTTAGCACCTTCACCAAGTTCTTTGGCAACGTACCAATACTTTGGCCAGAATGTTTCTCCTGCCCTTTGGTAATCATCAAGTGTTAATAGTTTCATTTTCCTACTCCATAATCAGGTGCTGTTGCTTCTAACTCACTAATATTATTAGTATCAAGTTTTTTAAGTGCTTCTTTAAGTTCGGGAGTTTCTTCCCATTCAAAGGTATCACCTTTACTATTCTTCTTTTCCTTTTTAGTCATAGGTATCATACTCCATTAAAAGATAGTTAATATTTAAAACAACTCTTGTTTGTTGGTCCGTACAAGAATATCCTCTATGTTTAATTTTACCATCGAAAATAACTAGACGATTAAATTCACTATCAAATTGTTTTCCAGTTTCAAATTTAGTGAATCCATTATTAGTGTTGCAATAATATATTGCTGTTCTATGTATTGAACCAGGAAAAGTATGATCAGTATGATATATGCCGATAGGTTCATTAATATCTCGCATCAAATTTAGATTCATTTTTGATCTAATGAGCATGATATTTTTGTCTGGATAAAGATTCTTTATTCCATTCATAACAGAACCAGTAAAGGTATTATGCCATTCACTGATTATACCACGATTTTGTTTATAAAGTGTATGTGTAAATTGACCAAATGTTTTTAATTCTTCATCATGAACAATGCATGGATTCCAGTACCAAGGAAACTCACTAGATTCAAGAGCATCTTCTATAGCAGAAGAATCTCTCGAATTTAAAAAATCATCATAAACCTCAAACATCTCCTTCCTGACGATTCTCGGAATAGTGGACATCAAAATCTCCACCAGGATAACGTGCCTTGAGTTTGTCCACGTTCATCTCAATGACTTCATCAAGAGAAACATTGAGACCCATACATGCTTGTGCGACATACCACATGATGTCACCGAGTTCACGTTTTAGGTGAAACATGTTCTCTTCGTTTACTGGTTTACCTTGAAAGATAATCTTCTTTACTACCTCAGTGAATTCACCTGCTTCTGCAGACATTCCTACAGCAGCAGTGAGGAGACGATGTGTTTCAAATCCTTCTCCACGAAGTTCTTGAATACGATACTCAAAGGCATCAGCATCTTTACTTGGTTGAGATGTGACAGCATTCACAAACTCAAGATATGCATCAGTGTTTACGGTCATGAAAATTTAAATCCCTCAAATGATTTTTTAGGTCTATCTTCGTTATTATACTCCTCATCCTGCCCACTGTCAAGAATATCGTTCTGAGCAGATTGCTCACAATCATATAAACGCATCTTGGCACGATCAATACCAACTACAAATCTCTTATTGACATTTCCGTCGTTATATCTATTTTTCAACTGCTTTACCATTATCTGTCCAAGTTGCTCAAGTTCCTCAGTGCTAATAAGGGCAAACATAAGATCAGCAGTAGCAGGGAGACCAAAGGACTCACTAGTGTCAGTAAGGTCAACGTCAGAGCTACCATAACCAGAACGAGTGGTCTGGGTGGCAGATACGATAGGGACCGAGGCTTCGCAAGCCAACCCTCTAAGCTCCTCTGCAATAGACTTAATATAGCTATATGAATTGATAGAACCACCTTGGCGATATCTGCTGGAAGCACATATATTAAGGTAATCAATGAAAATAATATCAGGTCTAAATGATTTCTTA